ATCCTATAATGTCATCTTTCTTGACGAGTTCGCTTTCATCCCGAATCACATTGCTGATGACTTCTTTGCCTCTGTTTATCCTACTATTTCTTCTGGACAGAGCACGAAAGTAATTATTGTTTCCACACCACGGGGTATGAATCACTTCTACCGTATGTGGCACGATTCTGAAAGGAATAAAAATGAGTATATACCTACCGACGTCCATTGGTCGGAAGTTCCTGGAAGGGATGCAAAATGGAAAGAACAGACTATTGCCAATACTAGTGAACAGCAGTTTAAGGTTGAGTTTGAATGTGAGTTTTTAGGTTCTGTAGACACATTGATAGATGCTTCAAAACTTAGAAATCTTGTTTATGAGGATCCAATAAGGAGAAATAAAGGATTAGATATCTATGAAAATCCAATTGAGGAACATAATTATTTGATTACAGTTGACGTTGCTCGCGGGATTGGGAATGATTACTCAGCATTTGTTGTAGTTGATATAACATCATTTCCATATAAAGTAGTTGCAAAATATAGAAATAATGAAATTAAACCAATGTTATTCCCAAACATTATCGAACCAGTTGCAAAAGCATATAATAATGCTTGGTTATTAATTGAAGTTAATGATATTGGGGACCAAATAGCAAATATTCTACATTTTGATTTGGAATATGATAATATCCTAATGTGTGCTCAAAGAGGTAGAGCAGGGCAAATCGTTGGGACAGGGTTTAGTGGAAAAAAATCTTATCTTGGATTGAGAATGACTGCATCGGTTAAAAAATTGGGATGCTCTAATCTGAGAACGATGATAGAAGATGATAAACTTTTAACACATGATTATGACATAATAAGTGAATTGACAACTTTTACTCAAAGAAATAATACTTTTATGGCAGAAGAAGGTTGTAATGATGATCTTGTAATGTGCTTGGTTATTTTTTCTTGGTTGGTTGCACAACCGTATTTTAAAGAAATGACTGATAATGATGTTCGTAAAAGGATATATGAAGAACAAAAGAATCAAATAGATCAAGATATGGCACCTTTTGGATTTTTATCAGATGGTCTTAGTGATGTAACCAGTTTCGTAGATTCAAATGGTGATAGATGGTATACAGACGAATATGGTGATCGTTCGTATATGTGGGAATATTACTAATGGATTTAGATGATCAAATAGAATTAGATCATTTATTGTTTTTTGATAGAAAATGTAGATCTTGCGGTGAGGTTAAAAGTTTATTAGATGATTATTACTTAATAAGGAGAGATAGAGGAACTTTACCATCAGCATATTCATACGAATGTAAATTGTGTACTATAATAAGAGTAAAATCCAAGAAGAAAAAAACTAAGAATTATTTGAATTGGGAATATCCTGATTGGTAAATATTCATGCATCGTTTCCCCACTGAAAATACCCTTTTCCATAAATATTTTTAGATAAATTTGGATTGCGAGGGAAAAAAAGATGCCATTAAATTTAGCATCTCCTGGAATTGTAGTAAGAGAAGTAGATCTTACTCTTGGAAGAGCAACTCCAGCTTCTAATAAAGTTGGTGGTTTAGTAGCTCCTTTTGCTAAAGGACCTGTAGACGTTCCAACGTTGATTGAAAATGAGCAGGGTTTACTTGAAAATTTTGGTGAGCCATATGCTATCGATAAGCACTATGAGCATTGGTTAGTTGCTTCATCCTATCTTGCATATGGTGGTTCTTTAAGAATTATCAGAGCAGATGATGAGGAAATGAAGAATGCTGTTGGAAGCGGATCCAGTATTAAAATCAAGAGCTTAGATCATTACAACCAATTGGGATATGATGAGAATACAATCCCAGGAAGAACCATTGTGGCAAGAAACCCAGGTTCTTGGGCAAACGGAATTAGAGTTTCAGTAGTTGATGCAAAAGCCGATCAAATCTTAAGTGGAATTAGCACCACTCAAATATCGGTCATTAATCTTGTTAATGCAATAACAGGAGTTGCTGGGACAACGACTCTTGGATCAAATCAAATTGGTATTGACACTACTGGTTTGGTTGTTGGGCAAGTAGTTACTCCAGAATTCGGAGGAACTGTATTTACATCAAATACTGTCATTTCTTCTATTGGAATCGGTACAGTATTTGCATCAAACAATGCTTCTGCAGGCGTTACAACTACTTTCAACTTTGGCAGCTATGTTTCATCAGCAACTGGTTTAGATCTTCAAGTTGGTTATGGCGTAACTCAATCCGCTTATGGAAGAATCGATCCAGCAACTGGTTCTGAAGTAACTCTTCAGGGTTATATCAAGGGTGTTGTTACTGAAGTTGGAGTTAGTTCGGTATTTGTTAAAGTTCTCAGCTATGTTGATGAGAATGGAACGGAAACTAAGAAAGATTATCAACCACTAGGAGTTTTCACATTTAGTGAAACTGGAAATGTTGCCATTCACACAACAGCAACTGGTGCTGCAATCGGTACAACTTCATATACCGCTGAAAAGGATTGGTTTGATCAGCAATATATTGGCATTACTACATCCTCTACAATTGCTTGGAACAACGTTGCAGAAAGACCTTCTACAACTTCATATGCTGCAGCAAGAAATTCAAGATTTGATGAAGTTCATGTAATTGTTATTGATGCTGAAGGGAAAATTACTGGAAATGCAGGAACCATTCTAGAGAAGCATCTATCATTATCTAAAGCAAAAGATGCGGTCTTCTCTGTAGGAAGTCCTTCTTACTGGAGAAAGTATCTTGCAAACAACTCAACCTTTATCTTTGGCGGATCTGCTCCTGCAGGATTAACCACTACAGGATTTAGTTCTAATTTTGAACTAGCAACTGATAATGGTTGGGATCAGGATGCACAAAACGTAATCTTTGGAGGATCTGGATCTGTAGATTATGTATTCTCTGGTGGTTTAGATTACAATGGACAGGCAGGAATTACAACTACTGGTGCCCTAACTTCAACTCTTGGAAATCTTTCAGAAGGATATGAGTTATTTGAAAATACTGACAATTATCAGATTGATTTCCTCCTGATGGGTTCTGCAAATTATGATAAGAGCACCGCACAAGCTCTTGCTAACAAGATCATCTCAATTGCAGAATTAAGAAAAGATGCAATAGCATTTATTACCCCATATAGAGGTGCTTTCCTAAGCGATTCTGCAGTTGGATCAGTAACTGTTAATAGTGATGCGACGATTACTGATAATGTAATTTCTTTCTATTCACCAATCACATCTTCATCTTATGCAATCTTTGATAGTGGTTATAAGTATGTTTATGATAGATTCTCTGATACTTTCAGATATATCCCAATGAATGGTGACATTGCTGGAACTTGTGCTCGTAATGATATCAATAATTTCCCATGGTTCTCACCAGCAGGAACTGCAAGAGGTGCAATCCTTAATGCAGTAAAACTTGCATATAATCCAACAAAGACCCAGAGAGATCGTCTATATAGCAGTAGAATTAATCCAGTTATCTACTCCCCAGGTGCTGGAATTATTCTGTTCGGTGATAAGACTGGTTTGGGAAGAGCATCAGCATTTGACCGTATTAATGTTCGTAGATTGTTCATCTACCTTGAAAATGCAATTGCATCTGCTGCTAGAGATCAACTATTTGAGTTCAATGACGAAATTACAAGAACAAACTTTGTAAATACTGTTGAACCATTCCTGCGTGATGTTCAAGCAAAGAGAGGTATTCAGGATTACATTGTAATCTGCGATGAAACCAATAACACTGCTGCTGTGATTGACAATAATGAATTTATTGCCGACATTTACATTAAACCAGCAAGGTCCATCAACTTTATTGGACTGACATTTGTCGCCACTAAGACTGGTGTCAACTTCGAAGAAATTATTGGAACCGTTTAATTTTAATTCAGAGGTTTAAGAAACTATGGCAACCAGAAACCAACTAAATCCACCCCCACTAAGAAGAATTAGTGACTTCAAAAGTAAGCTAACGGGTGGTGGTGCCAGAACTAACCTCTTTGAGGTGGTTCTATCTTTCCCAGATGCGGCTCCAGCAGATGCTGCTGTTCTTGACAAAGCAAGATTTATGGTTAAGGCGGCAAATCTTCCAGCATCCAATATCAATCCCCTAGATATTAATTTTAGAGGAAGAATTCTAAGAGTTGCTGGAGACAGAACTTTTGACGGTTGGACAATCACAGTTATCAACGACACTGATTTCTCAATTCGTTCTGCATTTGAAAAATGGATGAACTCTATGAATAGAGTTTCAAACGCCACTGGTGTTACCAACCCAGCTGCATATCAAGCTGATGCATTCGTTTATCAGCTTGATCGTGATGGATCGACTCTCAGAGCGTATCATTTCTATGATCTTTTCCCAACTCAAATTAGTGCAATTTCACTAGGATATGATACTGAGGGAATCGAAGAGTTTACCGTTGAGATGCAAGTTCTCTGGTGGGAAGCAATCAAGGGTAATTCACCTTCAGCGGGTGGTGAGGACATCAACTAAATATATTATAATTCAAGTCCAATAATTATAAGATGGCAAAACTTTTTGGTTTTTCGATTGATGATTCAGATAATAAATCCAAAGGTATAGTATCCCCCGTCCCCCCTAATAATGAGGACGGGGTTGATTATTATATTCAATCTGGATTTTATGGTCAATATGTAGATATTGAAGGAGTATATCGTACTGAATTCGATTTAATTAAAAGATATCGTGAAATGTCACTTCATCCAGAATGTGATTCTGCGATTGAAGACGTTGTAAATGAAGCTATTGTAAGTGACCTATACGATTCTCCTGTAGAGATTGAATTATCAAATCTCAATGCTAGTGAAAAATTAAAAGAAAAAATAAGAGATGAATTTAGGTCTATCAAAGAAATGATGGACTTTGATAAAAAATGTCACGAAATTTTTAGAAATTGGTATATTGATGGAAGAGTCTATTATTTAAAAGTAATTGATGTAAATAATCCAAGTGAAGGGATTCAAGAATTAAGATATATTGATTCAATGAAAATTAGGCACGTTCGCCAAGAAAAGAAAAAACCTAATAGTCAAAACAGATTAGTTTCTTTAAAAAATGATAATCAAACTTTTGATTATCCAGAAATAGAAGAATACTTTTTATATACCCCAAATCCAAACTTTACTAGTGGAGTAATTTCTGGTGGTGCTCAACAAAAAAGCACTGTTAAAATTGCAAAAGATTCGGTAGCATATTGCACATCTGGTCTTGTTGATAGAAATAAGGGAACTATTCTATCTTGGTTGCATAAAGCAATTAAAGCACTTAACCAATTGAGAATGATTGAAGATTCTCTGGTTATTTACAGATTATCTCGTGCTCCAGAAAGAAGAATATTCTATATCGATGTTGGTAATCTCCCTAAAGTAAAAGCTGAGCAATATCTCAAAGATGTGATGATGAGATATCGCAATAAACTTGTTTATGATGCAGCAACTGGAGAAATTCGTGATGATCGCAAGTTTATGAGTATGATGGAAGACTTTTGGCTTCCAAGAAGAGAAGGTGGTAGAGGAACAGAAATTACTACTCTTCCAGGCGGTCAAAATCTTGGTGAACTTGCAGATATTGAATATTTCCAGAAAAAACTTTATAGAGCATTAGGTGTTCCAGAAACTAGAATGCCTGGTGGTGGGGATGGATTTAACCTCGGACGTTCATCAGAAATTTTGAGAGATGAACTCAAGTTTGCAAAATTTGTTGGACGTTTAAGAAAGCGTTTTTCAAATCTTTTTAGTGATCTTTTAAGAACTCAACTAATACTTAAAAATATTGTAACTCCAGAAGACTGGAAGTTAATGGAAGATCATATTCAGTATGATTTCCTATATGATAATCAATTTGCAGAACTTAAAGATGCGGAACTGATGACCAATAGAGTTACATTGCTAACTCAGGTAGAACCATATATCGGCAAATATTTCTCAACTGAGTATGTTCGTAAGAGAATTCTCAGACAAACTGATGGAGATATTGTTGAAATTGATAAGCAAATTGATGATGAAATTGAAAAAGGTATTTTACCAGATCCAAACGCACCTGTAGATGAAATGGGAAATCCAATCCCAGCTCAAGCAGATAATATAAGTGGACAAGGTGGTGATGTTCCCGTTGAACCGTCACCAGATACAGCAGAAATGCAAGTTCCAGAAGTTCCACCAGAACCCAAGGGTGGAAAAATATAAATAGAGAATATATACACTATTAATTTTCATTGTTTATGGAAAAAATTATAGACTTGATTGCAACTGATTCTTCAGCATCTGAAATTTCGGATGCTATTAAAGATGCAATATTTACTAAAGCTGCTGAGAAGATAGATGCTATCAGACCAGAAATTGCATCTACAGTTTTTAGTGAAAATGAAACAGAATACTCAGAGGATAACGAGTAATGGCAATTAAAATTGTTCAGACTATTAACAAAATATCACCAACTGTTTCTGTTGCTAGTACTTCAACTGGTATTCCTTTGAAGAGTGGTTATATCAGGGTCTCGACTGGCAGCACTGGAGCATACGTGGCAATTGGTACTGATCCAATCGCTACGGCAAATTCTTTCCATATACCACCATATTCGGCCGAAGTAATTAAAGAAACTTTGATTCGCCAAAGAATTTCTGGAATTACTACAGGAACAACAACAGTAGTTGATTTTGGAAATCAAAATGGCAACTACTTCAATGTTGGTGATTATGTTGCAATTCAAGATGCATCTCCAGTAGGAATTAACACTGTACATGTACCAGTTGTATCAGTTACTTCATCTACAGCAACTTTAGCATATAACAGTTCTTCAGTTACTGGAGTAACTGTTAGTGGTGATTCATCACTTACAAAAAGTGTAAAGATTTCTGCTCTCGGTCAAGATGCAGGATCTGATGTCAGTATTTCAGAAATAGTTCTATTAGTATCAGAATAAAAATGAAACTCATCACAGAAGAAATTTCAAAAGTAGAATTCATTACCGAAGGAAAAGGTTCTGAAAAGAAATGCTACATTAAAGGTATTTTTCTACAAGCAGAGCAAGTCAATAGAAATGGGAGAATGTATCCCATGTCTATTATGGAGCGTGAGGTACAGCGTTATAATGAGAACTTTGTTCAAAAAGGACGTGCTCTTGGTGAACTTGGACACCCAGATGGACCTACTGTAAATCTTGATAGAGTTTCGCATAAAATTTGTGAACTTTACAAAGACGGAAACAACTTTATCGGTAAAGCACAAATCCTTTCCACCCCTATGGGTAAGATTGCAGAATCTTTAATTAAAGAGGGTGTTTGTCTTGGAGTTTCTTCTCGTGGTGTTGGTTCACTTAAAATGACCAATGAAGGTCATAAAGTTGTCGGTGAAGATTTTATGTTAGCAACTGCTGCTGATATCGTTGCCGACCCTTCTGCACCTGACGCTTTTGTTCAGGGAATTATGGAAGGTAAAGAGTGGGTTTGGGAAGGGGGAATCCTTCGTGAAAAATTCGCAGAATCAACAAGAGGTAGAATTAATACCCTAGTTGATGAAAGAAAACTCCAAGAACACAAAGTACAGTTGTTCCAGGATTTCTTATCAAATCTCTAATTTAATAAATAAATATAGATTATATTCAAGAATCTAAACAAATGTCCGTTGGTAGCAATTTACAAGAAATGGAAAACGTAGTAACCAAAGGGGCTGCACCTGCCGAGCCAATGCCAAAAACTGGTGCTTGGGAAGATCTCGGAGGTCCTACCCCTGAAAATTATACAAATGAAGTTGATGGTCCAGCAAAACTCAAGGATCCAGCAGCAACTCTTGCTCAGGTAAAAGACATTGTTAATGCTAAGGCTGCGAAAGCAGAACCAATGCACGCAATGAAAGAAGAAACTGAGGAGAATGGTGAGGAATCCGATGAGGAGGACAAAGAAGAGAAGCCTTCTAAGAAAAAGCATAAAAAGCATGAAGAAGGTGATGAAAAGGAAATGAAGGAAGAAACCGAAGAAGGCGAAGATCTTGAGGATGTAGAGTCCGAAGATGAGTCTGAAGAGGTTGAAGAGGAAGGTGAGGAAGAAATTGACATCGAAGAGGATGTTAATGCTCTTCTCGCTGGTGAAGATCTTTCCGAAGAATTCCAAGAGAAGGCTCGTACAATCTTCGAAGCAGCTATTAAATCCAAAGTTGCTACCATCAAAGAAGAACTAGAATCTGCTTATGAAGCAGCTCTTGTAGAAGAAATTTCTGCTATCAAGAGCAATCTTACTGAGAGAGTAGATGCATACCTTGAGTATGTTGCTGATGAGTGGATTCAAGAAAATAGATTAGAAGTAGAAAACGGTCTTAAAACTGAAATGACTGAATCATTCCTACAAGGAATGAAGCAACTTTTTGAAGATCATTATGTAACAATCCCTGAAGATAGATATGATGTAATCGAGAGTATGGTAGATAAACTTGATGAAATGGAAGGAAAACTCAACGAGCAAATCGAAAGAAACGTTGCTCTAAATAGAAGATTAGCAGAGTCAGTTGCTGATGTAATCTTTGCAGATGTCGCTGAGGGTCTTGCACTTTCTCAGAAGGACAAACTCGCTTCTCTTGCTGAAAATGTTGAGTTTGATAGTGAAGAGAACTATCGTGAGAAACTAGTAACTCTGAGGGAATCATATTTCCCAACAAAAACATCTAGTGCTCAAAAGGAAGTCACTGAGAACCTATCCGAAGAAGTTGAGTATTCGGAGAAACCACAAGTTAGTGGTGTAATGGAGAGTTATCTCTCAGTTCTCAGCAGAGTTTCAAAAAAGTGATTTTTAAATAATCAGAATCAAACTAACTTTTTAACGAGGTAAAATCAAATGCAAATGTACAATGCAGAACATTTGCAGGAGAAGTGGGCACCAATCCTTGACTATCAAGGACTCGATGCGATCAAAGATCCACATCGTAGAGCGGTAACTGCTATCCTGCTAGAAAACCAAGAGAGAGAACTACGTGAAGAGCGTCAGTTCCTCTACGAAGGTCCAAATATTAATACTGGTTCAAGTGGTGCAACTGCTGGTTTCAGTGCTGATGCTTCAGCTCCTGTTGCAGGTTTTGACCCAGTTCTAATTTCACTTATTCGCCGTTCAATGCCTAACCTGGTCGCTTATGACCTCGCAGGCGTTCAACCAATGAATGGTCCTACTGGACTTATTTTCGCAATGCGTTCCAAGTATGGAACTCAAGGTGGATCGGAAGCATTCTTCGACGAAGTAAACACTGCTTGGTCGGCACAAGACGACGATCTCAATGCAGTTCTCGGAAGCGGATATGTTGCTGGTTCCGATGGTGCTAGTGTTGGTTTCGGTACAACTGCACAAAGCGGTTCAAACCCAGGTCTCCTAAGCCCAGATTCAAACGCAACCCAGGCAGCATATAATGCTGGTCAGGGTATGGATACTGAGAACGCTGAGGGTCTCGGTTACGGTGGAGATGAGTTCAACCAGATGGCTTTCTCGATCGAGAAAGTTACTGTTACTGCTAAGAGCCGTGCTCTGAAAGCAGAATACAGCCTTGAACTCGCACAAGACCTGAAGGCAATCCACGGTCTGAATGCTGAAGCGGAACTCGCAAACATTCTCTCAACTGAGATTCTTGCTGAGATCAACCGCGAAGTTATTCGTACCATCTATAAGGTTGCAGAATCAGGTGCTCAGCACAACGTTGCTACCGCTGGTAAGTTCGACCTCGATGTTGACTCCAACGGACGTTGGTCGGTTGAGAAGTTCAAGGGTCTTATCTTCCAAATCGAGCGCGATGCTAACGCAATCGCAACCAGAACTCGTAGAGGAAAGGGCAACATGATCCTCTGCTCCGCAGACGTTGCTTCCGCACTCACGATGGCTGGTGTTCTCGATTACACCCCTGCACTCAACGCTAACCTTCAGGTTGATGATACTGGTAACACCTTCGCTGGTGTTCTCCAAGGTAAGTATCGCGTATATATTGACCCATATTCGGGTGGTTCTAACCCTAACGCTGGTGGTGGTCAGTATTACGTTGTTGGTTATAAGGGTTCTTCTCCTTATGACGCAGGTCTCTTCTACTGCCCATATGTACCTCTTCAGATGGTACGTGCCGTTGGTCAGGATTCATTCCAGCCACGCATTGGATTCAAGACCCGTTATGGTCTTGTTGCAAACCCATTTGCAGAAGGAACCACTGCTGGTCTTGGTCGCCTCAAAGTCAACAGCAACCGCTACTACAGAAGAGTACAGGTTCAAAACCTTATGTGATCTATTCACATATCAATCAAGAGGGTCTTCGGACCCTCTTTTTTTTATCTAAATACAAATAAAAATAATTGAAATGTCAAATGCATTTTCAAAACAGATAGGTAATAGAAATTTCCTATCTCCAATTGGATTTGAATTCAGTCTGGCAAAAGAACCAAAGGTTTCATTTTTTTGTAACTCAGCTAGAATTCCAGAAATCAGTTTAGCAACTGCAGTTCAACCAGCATACCTAAAAGATATTGATATTCCTGGCGAGAAAATAACCTATGGTGATTTTTCATTAAGATTTTTAGTTGATGAAAATTTAGAAAATTATATGGCAATACACAACTGGATAACTGGTCTTGGATTTCCAGAAACAACTACACAGTACAAAGAACTAACAACAAACGGTGAGGGAATAAGAGATCCAAAAGAAGCGTTTAGTGATGGAACTTTAAGAATCTTAAATAGCAATTACAGAAGTGTGGCGCAGATTAGATTCCTCGATTTATTTCCAGTTTCTTTAACTCCACTTGAGTTTCAAGCAACAGATACGGATATTAACTACTTTACATCTGATGCCACTTTCAAGTATACTATATACAAGATCTTAGATAATAATGGAAATCCTTTATGAATCTTGACGAAATTCAGGAAATGTGGCAGAGAGATTCTGTCATAGACCCTGATAATTTACACGATGAATCTTTAAGAATACCACAACTGCATTCAAAATACTATACTATCTACAATACAATCACCTTGTTGAGAGAGAAAGCTAGAGAGACCTATAGTAGAGTGAGGTTAGAACGCTACAATTACTACACTGGAAGGGCGCCAGCGGAGGTTTACGTTGAAGAACCGTTTCCATTTAAGGTAAGAGACAAAGAATCCCTACAACGCTATATGGATGCCGATGAGAGGCTTACAAATGTAGATCTAAAAATAAGATATTATGACACGATGTTGAAATTCTTAGAAGAAATCATAAAAGTTATTTCTAATAGAACATTTCAAATCAAAAATGCAATTGAGTGGCATCGTTTTCAAGCGGGGTTTAACTAAACCCCCTTTTTTATGCTTAATAAATATTTTTGTATTGATATGAACGTATGTCACATTTGGTTATATCAAAAAAGAATGAAGTTTATTTGCATATACAAGCAGAACCTCATGTATATTACGAACTAAAAGATCAGTTCACATTTGAGGTTCCTGGAGCAAAATTTATGCCCCAATACAGAAGTAAGTATTGGGACGGAAGAATTTATCTATTTAATATCCAAACTCAAGAAATATATGTTGGATTATTAGATAAGATTATTCGATTTTGCGAAAATCATGGGTATACCTATGAGTTTGCAAACAATAAATTTTATGGTCTACCTTTTGAAGTCAATGAAATGATTTCAAAAGAAGGTGTAAAAGACTATATGTTTTCTATTAGTAAACACGCCCCACGTGATTACCAAATTGAGGGAGTATACGACGCTTTACGACATAATCGAAAACTATTGATATCTCCAACTGCTTCTGGAAAGTCGTTGATGATATACTCGATTGTGAGATATTACGTTGAGAAAGGACAAAATACTCTGATAATCGTTCCAACGACATCCCTTGTAGAGCAGATGTATAAAGATTTTGCAGATTATGGGTGGGATGTAGGTTCATTTTGCCACAAGATATATGCAGGTAAAGAAAGAGAAACAGACTCTCAGGTGATTATCACAACCTGGCAGTCCATCTACAAACTTCCCCGACAGTATTTCTCACGATTTAATGTGGTCGTTGGAGATGAAGCACACCAGTTTAAATCTAAGTCATTAGTATCTATAATGACAAAACTTTCAGATGCAAAATATCGTTACGGTTTTACAGGAACACTAGATGGAACACAAACACATAAGTGGGTTCTGGAAGGTTTATTTGGACCTTCTTATAAAATTATTCGTACTGATGAATTAATGAAGAAGGGGCATGTTGCAACATTAGATATCAATATTCTTTTGCTAAAACACCCACCACACAGATTTGAAAACTTTGAGGAAGAAGTCCAGTATATCATTAATCATGAAAAACGTAATAAATTTATTAAGAATCTTGCCCTTGATCTTAAAGGCAATACTCTAATTCTTTTTTCTAGAGTAGAAGGTCATGGTCAACCTTTGTACGAATTAATAAATAATAGTACTTTGAGTAACCGCCAAGTATTTTTTGTACACGGAGGAATAGACACAGAAGATCGTGAAAAAGTCAGAGAAATCACTGAAAAAGAAAATAACGCAATTATTGTTGCTTCCTACGGAACATTTTCTACAGGAATTAACATTAAAAATTTACATAATGTTATTTTTGCTTCACCTTCAAAGTCTAGAATCCGCAATCTCCAATCAATTGGAAGAGTATTAAGAAAAGGAGATAATAAAACAAAAGCAACTTTATATGACATTGCTGATGATATCAGTTATAAGTCAAGAAAAAATTATACACTTAACCACCTTATCGAAAGAATAAAAGTTTATAATGAAGAAAACTTCAATTATGATATTGTAAATATACCGCTTAAAAACTAATGGGAGAAGAATTTTATTGCATACTTAAATTAGTTTCTGGGGAAGAATTGTTTTCATTAATTTCTGTTGATGAAAATGATGGAGATCCTATTATCATTTTACAAAGTCCTGTAATAATGAAAATGCATCAAAGTCCAAATAGATCTTATATAAAGATAAAACCCTGGATGGAATTAACTGATGAAGATTTATATTTTATGAAATTAGATAAAGTTATAACAATGACAGAAACGAATGATAAAAAACTAATTGAAATTTATAACCATTACTTGGACAGTGATACTATAGATGTATACAAACCGAGCGGTAAAGTTGATATTTCTAATGATATGGGATATATCTCTAGTGTTGAAGAGGCTAGAAACAAATTAGAAGATCTATTTAAGAAGCCCTAATCTCATCTTCAACGGCAACAAACCTATTCTAATCATATTTTTGATTATTGTCAAGCTTTAACATATGTGATATAATAAACTTATCTTAATTATTAGATAAATGGAATACTATGCCAAAAAAGAAATCAGAACACTATGTTAATAACAAGGAACTTCTAGAAGCATTAATAATTTACAGAGAACGTGTAAATAGGGCTAAAATAGAAGGATTGCCAAAACCAAGGATTACAAATTATCTTGGTGATTGTTTTTTAAAGATTGCTACGCATCTTTCGTATAAACCCAATTTTGTAAATTATATGTTTCGGGAAGATATGATTTCTGATGGCATTGAAAATTGTGTTCAATACATTCACAATTTTGATCCAGAAAAATCTAAAAACCCCTTTGCATATTTTACTCAAATCATTCACTATGCATTTTTAAGAAGGATACAAAAAGAAAAGAAACAGTTAGATATAAAAACCAAGATCATTGAAAGAACTGGATATGATGAGGTCATGATGGTTGATGATAGCTTGCTTTCTGGGCACAGTAGCGACTACAATAGCATCAAAGATGCAATCCAATACCGCAGTAATCGATGAAAGTCGCAATTTTGACCGATACCCATTTCGGTGCCAGAAAAGGTTCAAAATATCTTCATGATTATTTTGAACTTTTCTATAAAAATGTTTTCTTCCCATCTCTACAAGAACACGGGGTAGAAGCAGTTATTCATATGGGAGATGCTTTTGATAGTCGTAAGTCAATCGATTATCAGAGTCTTGAGTGGTCAAAGAGAGTCGTGTTTGATCCACTGAAAAAATATGATGTTCATATGATTGTGGGCAACCACGATACTTATTATAAGAATACGAACGAAGTTAACTCCCCAGAACTTCTTCTACAGACTTATTCAAACATTAAAACTTATAGTCAACCAACCGAAGTAAATGTTGGTGGACTTGATATTTTATTTTTACCCTGGATTAATCAAGAAAATGAAGCAACTACTCTTAAACTTATTGAAAGAACATCTAGCAAGTGTGCGATGGGGCACCTTGAACTCCAAGGATTTAGAGTTAATCGCCAACTCATCATGGAGCACGGTCTACAGAGCGAACTATTTGACAAGTTCACCC